GTGGTGCAGGGGCGTGGGGGCGTGCGGCTCGGGCTGGCCCCTGGTGCCGGGCCTGTGCCCGGCCTGCTGCGGGGGCCGCGCTGTGCTGGGTGGCGTGTGGAGCTGGGGCTACTCGGCGGCCTGGCTCTCTTCCAGCTGGTAGGGCTTGAAGCGCACCACCTCCCGGCCCGCCTGCGCGTTGATCGAGCCGGCTATGTCGGTCTGCAGCGTGGTGATCTCATTGCGCGCAAAAACCATTGCAGCTTTTTCCACATCACCGAAGCCGCCCGTGTTGTTTGGCAGCATGCCGATCAGCTGCGGCGGCACCCGGTGTGCGGCCAGCACATCGTCGCGGCTGCTGTTCTTGATGTTCAAGAAGTCATCTTTGGCCGCCACCTCGCTGATAGGGATCAGCTGCAGGCCGTCTTTCTTGCCGCCTGGCGCATAGAAGAAGACGTTGCGGAAGTTGCCGCCGTTCTTCGTCTGGGTCAGCTGCTTGCGCAGGGCGTCAATGTCGCCCTGGCTTTGGGCCGGGTCAGTCGCGTACAGGATGAAGCCTGCGTGCGAACCGTTGTTGTAGTAGCGGCGGCGGAACAGCGTTGCGCTTTCGTTGAGCTGGGCCGACTGCATGGCGCCCAGGTAGCCGGGGACACCATAAATTTCCTGATGCAGATCGGGCTCGCGCAGGTGCAGGATAGACCCGGCTTTGAATTCGTGCGGCGACTGCAGATCCGTCACGAAAAAGAACCGGCCCGGATCGATGCCCACCCGCATGTATTTGGCCAGGGCGTGGCGCAGTACCAGCTTGTCACCCAGCTGGTTTTCGCGCCACTCCAGATAGCCGTTGCCCAGCACGCAAAAGTTAAAGGCCATGGCCTTGAAGTCTGCGGCGCTGAGCCACTGGGTGGGGATGAATGTGCTGGCCAAGATGTTGACCTTGCAGCGCAGCGCCGATTCATGGTGCGCGCCAACGCGCAGCAGGCGGGCCAAGGCGGCCAGGCTCACGGGTGGCTCATACCATTGGCCGTTCTGCACACACTCGGCATACTCCATCAGCGCGCTGCGACCACCTATCACGGGCTCGGGCTCGCCAAAGCTGAACGCCTGCACATTGGGCTGCTCGCCCGCCTGGGTGACTGGCGCAGGAGAGGTAGCGGCCATTGCCGCCGTGCGCTGGGGCTGCGCGGGTTTGCGTTTTCTCATTAGGGATAGACCTCGATAAAGGATTGCGTTTGCGGCGTGGCCAGGCCCGTGCCCACTTCCAGCGCTTCATTGCTGAGCGCGTTCATGCAGGCCCATGCCAGATCGGAGTGGCCGGTATCTTTGCTGCGGCCCGCCGCGTAGGTCACGCTGCGGCCGCTGGCTGTCATCTCGCGTTTGATGGCCATGAATGAGGCGGCCAGCTCTTTGTTGCCGGCGTCCCACTGCAGGCGCTTGGACTTGATGACCTGCAGGGCTTTCATCACCAGCATGGTTTTGCTTTCCACGCTGTAGTTGATGCCCCGGGCTGCCGGGAAGAACTTGACCACCAGCTGGTAGACGGCATTGCCAATACTGGTCTGGTCGATAGTGAGCTGCTGCACGTTGTAGGTGTCGCAGACCTTCTTTATCTCGGCTGCCTGCGCTTCAAAGTCCAGGCCGCGCAGCTGGCGGGTGTACAGCACGCGCAGGGGGCCGCCAGGTGTCTCGGGTGGGGCCAGCACCACCAGGCCAGCGCTGTCGCCGTTCAGGCTGGGGTCATAGCCCACCCATACCGGCTGCCAGCCAAAGGGCCGCTGGGTGAATGGCTTGAAGTCTTTCCACACCTCCCAGCTGTCCACCAGGCACGGCTGCAGGTTGGTCAGCGGAAAGACGCTAAACGAGTCATCCACAAAGCCGCACATCAACAGGTTTTCAAACTCGGGGTCGGAGTACTCCAGCCGCAGTTCGTCCAGGTCGAAAAGATCGCAGCCCCCGGCCTCGGCGTCCAAGATATTGACGATGTGGCGCCACACCTTGTCTTCGCCCGTGAAGCCGCCCGCCAGCTTGCCGTGGGTGATGTCGATATCGGTCTTGAACTTGCGCGCAAACTTCTTCGCGCTCCACAGGTCATAGGCCGCGTGCTGGATGCTCGATGGGGTGCTGAAATAGGTTTTGCGCCACTTCTTGTGAATGGCCATGCCGCTGGCCACCTTGTTCAGGCGCTCGAAGTCGGTTGTCCAAAAATACTCATCGAAGTAGAAATTGCCGTGGTAGCCCTGGGCGGTGCGCGCATTGCTGCCCAGGAAGTGCAGTTGCGCGCCGTTCGCCAGAATGATCGGTTCGCCTTTCAGCTCCACTTGGCAGACCTCAAAGACAAACGCCTGGATGTACTGCTTGAAGATGTGCGCCTGGGCCTTGCTGGCGGACAGGAAAATCTGATTGCGGCCCGTCTCCAGCGCATCAATCAGCGCTTCGCGGGCAAAGTACCAGGTGGCGCCGATCTGGCGGCTTTTGAGAATCTGGCGCGTGCGCTGGTGGCTGTTCTGCCACCAGGTGAGCTGGTACTTGAAGCACGATTCAATGAAGGCATCGCGCAGCTGCTCGATCTGTTCCTGCGATAGGAAGTTTTTGACGGGCTGCTTTTTGGCGGCTGCGTTGCGCGCATCGATATTGGGATTTAGATCGCGCTCGCGGCCCGACTGGCGGTAGTTGCTGATGCGCGCGAAGCGCTCCATTTGCCGCCCGAGTAAGTCAATCTCTTTGTAGTCGCTGCCGGTCTTTTCCTCTTTGGCCACCAGCTGCGCGTAGCGTGTTTCCGTCACGCCCTCGGCGCGCTCGGTGGGGCTCGCCTCTGCCCAGCGCTCTGCCTTGTGCCAGCCGTGCAGGGTGGCGCGGGCCACGCCCAGCTTTTCCGCGATGTGGGTCAGCTTCCACCCCTGCCAATACAGGTCACGGGCCTGGCGCCGCTGGCCGGCACCGCCATCGGTGACGGCGCTGCACTCGCCAGCGGGCAAGCCGTCAAGCGCGAACGGCAGGCCCTTGCCCTCGGGCGATATCTCTTTGAGAACGGAAGCGGTAAACGCCTGCTCGGGCGTCACTGTGGTGATGTGCGGCCCGCATTTGCCGCGCGTCTTGGCCAGGCGTTTGACGGCGCGCGCCGGCGCGCCGCTGTCGGCGGTGCCGGTGGGCGCGGGGCTGGCTGGGGGCTTTTGCGGGGCTACTTTCATTCCGCCAGTGTCTGCCGCGCGCGCGCGGAAATCGACAAACGGAAATTGTCCGAAACGCAGCCACAGCGCGCGGTGATTGCTACAAAAACAGGGTGCGCGGAACATAGCGATAGATCAACAACCGCTTAAACGAGCCGCACCATGCCAAGCAAATTCTTTCGAGTTGCCACTGAAGGCGCTACCACCGATGGCCGCACCATCCAGCGCAGCTGGATCGAACAGGCTGCCGCCAACTACAACACCGGAAAGTACCAAGCCCGTGTCTGGCTGGAACACATTCGCGGCGTGATGGCCGACAGCGCCTTTGCGGCGCTGGGCGATGTGACTGCGCTCAAGGCCGTGGCCAATGCCGAGGGCAAGATGGAGCTGTTTGCCCAGGTCGAGGCACTGCCCGCACTGGTGGCCATGAACAAGGCCAAGCAGAAGATCTTCACCAGCATCGAAATCGACCCCGATTTTGCGAAGTCGGGCCAGGCCTATATGGTCGGTCTGGCTGTCACCGACAGCCCCGCAAGCCTGGGGACTGAGGTGCTCGCATTTTCTGCTGCACACCCCGATGCCAACCCATTCGCCAAGCGCAAAACCAACCCGTCCACCTTGTTCACTGCCGCCCTCGAAACCGATCTGGGCCTAGAAGGTGACGCCGAGGGGATCGCCAGCGCAATGCTGCAGAAGTTCAACGATGTGATTGACAGCATCAAGGGCCTGGCAGCCACTAAGCCCGCAGCTGGCGACACCACCTTTGCCACCAAGGTCATGGAAGCAATGGGCGTGACTGGTACCGCGCTGCAGAACATGGCCACGGAAAACGCCGAGCTGCTGGGCAAGTTCAATGCCCAGGGCACTGAGCTGGCTGACCTCAAAAAGGAATTCGCCACCCTGAAAACCAAGCTCGAAGGCACCGAGAACCACAGCGGCCAGCGTCCAGCTGCCACGGGCAATGACGGCACCGAGCTGGCGGCCTATTGATCCAGTAAGAGCCGCTCAATAGCCGCTACCAAGCAAAGAAACACCATTTTTTAGGGATCAGACCATGAAGAACCCAACCCGCGAAAAGTTCAACGGTTATCTGGCGCAACAGGCATCGCTGTCTGGCGTGACCGACGCTACCAAGAAATTCAACATTGCACCCAGCGTGCAGCAAACGCTCGAAAACCGGGTGCAGGAATCCAGCGCATTCCTGAAAAAGATCAACATCGTGCCAGTGGATGAAATGTCGGGTGATCGTCTGGGACTGGGCATCGCCGGCCCCATTGCCAGCCGTACCGACACCAGCGGCAACGGTGAGCGCAAGGCCAAGGAAGTGCATGACCTCAAGGACAAGACCTACGAGTGCAAGCAGACCAACTACGACACCGCTTTGCGTTACAACACGCTCGACATGTGGGCGAAGTTCAAGAACTTCCAGACCAAGCTGTCTGACGCCATCGTGAACCAATGCGCTCTGGATCGCATCATGATCGGCTTCAACGGCACGCATGCCGCGCCGACTACCGATCTGGATGCCAACCCCAAGCTGCAGGATGTGAACAAGGGTTGGCTGCAGGACTTGCGCGAAAACGCCCCCGAGCGGGTGATGGCGCGCGGCAAGGCTGTCGGCAAGGTGGTGGTGGGTGGCCCAGTGGCTGACCGCGATTACAAGACGCTGGATGGCTTGGTGTACGACGCACGCCACAAGCTGATTGACGAGAAGTTCACCGAGTCGGGCGACTTGGTGGCCATCGTGGGCCGCGACCTCATGCACGACAAGCTGTTTCCCATCGTTGACGGGCAGGATGCACCCACCGAGATGTTGGCCGCATCCATCGTGGTGAGCCAGCAGCGCCTGGGTGGTCTGCAGGCGGTATCGGTGCCGGGCTTCCCGCCCAAGGCTGTGATGGTGGTCAGCTTTGACAACATTTCGATTTACTACCAAGAGGGCAAGCGCCGCCGCGCGGTGATCGACAACCCCAAGAAAGACCAGATCGAGACCTACGAATCGTCCAACGATGCGTTTGTGATCGAGAACCTGGAAAAGGCTTGCTTGGTGGAAAACATCGAGATCGTCGAAGACTAAGCCACGGGCCGGCCAAGAGCGCCTAAAAAAATAGGCCGCTCTTTGGCGGGCCAGTGCGAAACCATCGCGGGGACACATCAACATGCCAATTTCACCAGCCCAGGCGCACTACATGCGCACCATGGCTGCCAAGCAGGCCAGCGTGGCGAGCGCTGCCAATGCCCACGGGCAGACCATCGGCACCGTCTACGAGCTGCAGCTTGCCCAGCTGCACCAGCACCGCATTGCGCTGAAAGACATCAAGGCCAACGAACGCAAGGCCGAGGCTAAGCGCGCCATGCTGCCCGAATATGACGCCTACCTGGCCGGGGTGTTTGACACCAAGCCAGGCACACAAGACGAAGTGGTGGCCACCATCCTGATCTGGGCCATTGACGCGGGCGACTACGTGCGCGCCATGCCTCTTGCCGAATACGCCCTGGCCAGCGGCATCAACCCGCCAGACAACTACAACCGCGACATGCCCAGCGTGGTGGCCGAGGAGATTGCCGACGCTGTTCTGGTTGGCCGCTTGAAGGATCAAGACGCCATTGCAGTCACCCAGCGCGTGCTGGAGCTGACCGCCGAGGCCGACATGCATGACCAGATCAAGGCCAAGCTGAACAAGGCTGCAGGCTGGGCACTGCTGGGAAAGACCAACAGCCAGGACATTGCCATGGATGCCAAGGGCCGCACGCTGCAAGTGTGCAGCGCGGCCCTGCCATACCTGCAGCGCGCTATGGAGCTTGATCCAGTGCGCGCAGGCGTCAAAAAAGACATTGAGCGATTGGAAGCGCGCCTTAAAAAGTAGCGCCCCAATCGCCGAACCAGTCGCACCCCGCGAGCCGTGGCGGCCCCAGGGCAAAGGCAGCATTGATTTGCCACCGCCTGACGCCCTGGGCCACCGCCACACCTAACACCCTGAAAGCCTGACGCCGTGAATTCGCCCTTTGTCGCTGTCGCCAACCCGCCTATCAAGGGCGCCGAGCCATCGGTGACCAATGACGGCTGGTGGCCCGATGTGAACTGCGAGAAGCTGCGCGAAGACGCCAGGCTCGACGGCACCGTGACGCCGCCCCGCCTGCTGCTGGCCGTGGAAGAGGCCATGCTCAGTGTCAACAGAGAGCTGGGCGACTGGCAGGCCGCGCAGATGGCGCTGGGCTATGCCAGCCTGGCCGATGTGCCAGCCACCCAGCTGGGCGGCCAGAGCGTGAAGCTCAAGCACTACCAGCGGGCCATCCAATCGCATGTGCAGTCGCAGCTGGCCAGCGCATACCGCGACATTGACACGCTGCCTGATGGCGCGGGCAAAGAAAGCCGAGTGCGCAGCGCGCTGGAGATCCGGCAAGACAGCCTCGACACCCGCACCCGCCACGCCATTGCCGACCTGCAGGGCTTGCCCCGCGTGATTGCCGAGCTGCTATGACCGGCGCGCAAAACACCATCACCGTGCGGGCGCTGCAAAACGATGTGCTCGATGCGCTGGTAAATCGCCACCTGGGCAGCACAGCGGGCCACGTAGAGGCCACGCTTGCCGCCAACCCGGGCCTGGCCAAGGTGGCCATGGATATCCCCATGGGCATGCCCGTTCGCCTGGTCAAGGCCGTGCAGCCCGTGCAAGACCGCATCAACCTTTGGGACTGACGACACGATGAACAAGCTGCAAACCTATTTGACCGAAGCCGGTGTGCCCGCTGAGCTGCACGCCCAGGCGCTGGCCAGCCTGCAGAGCGCGCGCAAGCCTGCATTGATCCGCTTTTGGCTGGGCCTCACTGCGCCCATCGTGTGGCTGTTCATCGCTGCACTGCTGCCCCGCAAGGCCGAGCAGCTGCCGCGCTGGCTGCGCTGGTATGACAACAACATCAGTATCAACGGCGACCGCTCTGACTGGGCTCTGATCGATGGGCGGCATGTGCGCATGCCCGCGCCCGACGAAGATGTGGTGCATGACGATGGTCAGCATGTGAGCTACTGGCCGCCGTACAGCCCGCGCAGCTTCTTGCCGCGCTGGAATTTCAACGGCATCCGCAACCGCTGCGGCTGGCTGGCCAAGAAGTGGGGGCAGCCCCTGGATGGCATCGCCTATCGCGCTGGGCTGCCGGTGCTGGATGGCGAATGGGGCAACCCCGATATCGGCCGCCAGGTGATGGGCACCCGCGTGGCCTGCGCCGGTGGCGTCTGGCAGCTGGTGCGCACCAGCAAGCTGTGGGGCGGCACCAAGACCGAGAACTACGGGTTTGAAGTTCTGAACGCCAACACCATCGACCGTTTTGCAACCTGTACATGGACGGCATGGAGCTGGAAGGGGCCAAAGAAATGAACATCAAGGCCCTTTGGGTTGAAAGCCGCACATTTGTTGTTGGGCGCATCAGCGCAGGCGCAACCTATGTTTTTGGCAGCCTCACAACAGCGGGCGGTGCCGCGAAGGCCGCGACTGACGCCAATGTGGTGCCTACGTGGTTTCCAACTATCACGGTGGACACAGTGCTTTTGATTATCGGCGCAGCTATGACGGTGGCCACCGGCCTGGTTTCCATCTGGGCGCAGCGCCAAGGCGTGAAAGCCAAGCAGGCGGAGAAGCGCCGCAGCGACCGGGCCGAAGAACGCAACCGCATGGCATGGGTGATGGAAATGCTGGAGAAGCACGGCGAAGAAAAGATGGTGAGCACCTTTGGCCAGAACTGGCGCGAGCGTGCGATTCAGATTCAGCGCCACCCTGGCAATGCCTCTACCGACTTCGGGGGGCTGGCCGATGACTAGACCCCTGCCATACGTTCCCAAGAACACCATCATTGCCAAGGGCGCCACCGCAGTGGCGGGCGCCGTTGCGGCCATCCTGCTCACCACCTTGCCGGTGGACGAGGGCCGGGTGCTGCCTGCCTATCTCGACCCGGTGGCCATCCCTACCATTTGCGAGGGCTGGACGCGCGGCGTAAAGCTGGGCGATGTGGCCACGAATGCCGAATGCGATGCACTCACCCTGCAGGGCATACAAGAAGCCTGGCAGATTTTTGAGCGCTGGGTGCCTGCTGAGGTGCGCGACAGCATGCCGGCCACCAGCGTGGCCGCGTTCCTCTCATTCATCTACAACACCGGCCCGGGTGCGCCAGGTGTGAAGGATGGCTTTGTCTACCTGGAAAAAGGCACTTACAGCACCATGCTGCGCCTGCTGCGCGCGGGCGATGTGGCTGCCGCTTGTCGTCAACTGCCGAATTGGGCAATGGCCAAGGGGCGCAAGCTGCGCGGCCTGGCCTTGCGCCGTGATCGAGAAATGGCCATGTGCCTGAAAGACCTCAAGCCATGAAAAAGCAAACCGGCGTTATCGACTGGCTGACCGTCATCGTCTGCGCCGCGCTGCTGGCGGCACTTTGGGCGGGCTACGGCTGGGCATACCGCAAGGGCTATGCCGCGCGCGACCAGATCGCCCAGCAAGACGATGCCAAGCGCCAAGCGGCTGAGCGCACCGAGGCCACCCGCCAGGGCGAGGCCAGCCGCACCGCAGACAACCAGCTGCGCGACCAGGCCGCGACCCTTGCCCGTGAATTACAGGAGAGCAAAGACCATGCAAAAACTATTGAAGCTGAGCGCGATCGCGATTTGCGTGCTGGTAGTCAGCGGCTGTCAGTCCGCACCACCAGCTGCGCCGCCCCCGCAGTACCTGCTGAGCGAGCCGCCCAGCATGCCGGCGCTGGGCCTCAAGAAGCGCGAGCCGAACTACTGGCAGAGGATGCAGCCGATATTGCTGCCATCACCGCCGACGCCGAAGACGCCACCCGCGAGCTGAACAGCTGCATAGACCAGTACAACGCGGCCAAGCAGGCGCTGGACGATTGGAAAAACACCATCTGGAAAGGCGCCCCGCATGTGGAAGCTGCAAAGCCTGCGCACCCTCATTGAGGCTGCAGTCCCTGACCTCAAGGCCAACCCCGAAAACCTCGTGGTGCTGGCTAGCGGTGGCCGGGCCGTCTCGGCGATGGGCAAAAGCCTGTCCTTTGAGTACGCCTACACCATTGATGTGACGGTGCTGGACTTCACCGGCCACACCGATGCACTGTTTGTGCCGCTGATCGCCTGGCTGCGCGTCCACCAGCCCGAGCTGCTGCTCAACCCCACCAGCCAGGCCACCGGCCTGCAGTTTCAGGTGGAGCTGCTCAACACTGCCGGCGCCGATATCGGCATTCGTGTGCCAGTCACCGAGCGCGTGATTGTCACCGCCGACCCCAGCCACCCCACGCGCCTGATTTGCGACCACCCCGCCGAGCCCCAGGTGGTGGGCACCAACCGCCTGCCCGAGCATTGGCAGCTGTGGCTCAAAGACCAACTGCTGGCCGAATGGGACATTCCCACCCCGCCAGATGAAGGCCGATTTGTCCTATAGCTATGGAGCCCGCATGCGAACCATCCAGAAATACGCATTCACGTTCTTTTTCCTGGCCTGGGACTGGTGCCGGCAGGTTCGCGGCGCGTGGCGCAGGCGCCAGTGGCGTGCATTGGCCCGCAAGTGCAAGGGGCTGGCAGCTGTCACCCTGTCCATAGTGTTGGCCGGCATGCTGCTGGCTGGCTGCACTGTGGTGCCGACCAATACGGCGGCGCGGTACTGCGAACTTCTGGATATTGCCTTGCAAGAGGGGGACTTTGCCGAGGGGTGGTACATCAGGGCAGGGGAAGTGTTGGACGATTGCGGCGTGCGAGATGCAAAGCCCCGCGCTGAATATGCGGCTTGCCGAACCAGACGCTTTAACGACAACAGTGTGATTTGCGAGTAAGCGGCAATGGCAGACTTTCGCGCCATTGAAGACTGGGCTGGCCACCTGTTGGCCAAGCTCGACGGCACCGCACGCCGGCGCCTGGCGGTGGACATTGCGCGCAAGCTGCGCACTGCCAACACCCAGCGCATGCGCGCCCAGACTGACCCCGATGGCAACGCCTGGACACCGCGCAAGGCCCCCAGCGGCGCATTGCGCAGCAAGCGCGCCCAGGTGCGCCAACAGGCCCAGCAGCGCAGACCCATGTTTGCCAAGCTGCGCATGCAGCGCAACATCCGGGCGCGCAGCGAGGGCGGCAACACGGCCGTGGTGGAGTTTGTGGGCCGCGCCCAGCGCATTGCCCGCGTGCATCACAATGGCGAAACCGATCTGGTGAACCCTGGCGGCCCAAGCTACGACTACCCAGCCCGCGAGCTTATCGGCATCAGCAAAGATGACACCGATTGGCTGCGCGAATACCTGCTGGACTACCTGAGCAAGTAGCGGCCACCCGCTGCAAAAAATGTGCGAGGCGCAGCCACAGCGCCCGCTGCTGGCCTTCCGCGCGCGCGCGGCCGACACTGGCCGCATGCCCCCAAACACCAGCCCAGAGACCAACCCGCTAGAGCTTGCCCGCCAACTGGCCAACGTGGCGCGCCTGGGCACGATTGCGGCTGTTGACCTGGGCGCCGCGCGCTGCCGCGTCAAGACCGGCGACAACGAAACCGATTGGCTGCCATGGTTTACGGGCCGTGCCGCAGGCGAGAAGGGCAGCCAGTGGTGGCCGCCTGTCAAGGGCGAGCAGTGCATGGTGCTGGCCACGGGCGGCGACATGGGCCAGGGCTGCGTGCTGCTGGGCGTGTACAGCGACCGCATGGCCGCCCCCAGCAAGCAGGAAGACACCTGCCGCACCCAGTTCAGCAAACAGGACTACAGCGAAACCGCCAAGGGCGAACACCTGCTGCACCTGGACAAGCGCGTGCGCTTTGAAGTGGCAGAGGGCTGCAGCATCACCATGGAGGGGGACAACATCACCCTGCAGGCCGGTAGCACCACGCTGAGCATTGGCCCTGACCAGATCACTGCCAACGTCGATGTGGTCGCTGACGGCATCAGCCTGATGAAGCACCTGCACAAGGGCGTTATCAAAGGCCCTGCATTGACAGAAGGGCCGGTGCCAGCATGATGAACGCCCAGACCGGCACCCGCATGGATGCCATCAGCCACCTGCGCCAATCGGTGATGGACATCCTGACTACGCCCATCGGCAGCCGGGTGATGCGCCGCGACTATGGCAGCCTGCTGCAGGCGCTGGTCGACCAGCCCGACAACCTGCTTGCGCAAACCCGCGCTTTCTCTGCCATCCAATCGGCGCTGATGCGCTGGGAGCCGCGCATTGAAGTCAAGCAGATCAAAAGCCTGCGTGACCCAAGCCGCCCCGGCTATGCCGAGTATCAAATTTTGGGCACCTACAACAGCGACTTTGGCGCAAGCCAGCCGCTGCGCCTGTCGGTGCCCATTGCTTGGGGGGCATCCGCATGATCGACCTGGCCACACTGCCCGCGCCTGATGTAGTCGAGACCCTCAACTACGAAACGATTCTGGCCACCAGCAAAGCCGACCTGGCTAACCTGCTGCGCCCATACCTGCCCGCTGTAGACGATGTGCTGGCCCTGGAGAGCGAGCCGCTCACCAAGCTGCTGGAGGCATTTTCCAAGCGAGAAGTGGTGTTTCGCGCTCGCGTAAACGACGCCGCCCGCGCTCACCTGCTGGACTTTGCCAAGGGCACCGACCTCGACCATATCGCGGCCCTGGTGGGCGTCACGCGCATGGATGGCGAGGCAGACGCCCGGCTGCGCACCCGTGTGCAGCTGCGCATTGCGGCCCTGGCCAGCCAGGGCACGCGGGAGTACTACGAGTATCAAGCGATGACCGCCAGCCTGAACGTGCGCGCAGCCATGGCCACCAGCCCGCTGGCTGGCAAGGTGCTGCTGCAGCTGTGGTGCCAAGACCAGGCGCAGGCCGCCGCCACGCTGGCGGCTGTCACTGCCGTGCTGAACAGCGATGCCGGGCGCATGCTGGGAGTGCCCATCACGGTGGCCGTGGCCCAGCCAAAGGCCGTCAACATCACCGCCAACATCTACCGCAACCGCAATGCCCCGGCCAACCTGCAGCAGCTGCTGCAGACCCGTCTGCAGGATGCTTTTGCCAGCATGGCCGACCTGGGCGCGACCGTAGCGCGCAGCTACATCACCACGCTGCTGCATGTGGAGGGCGTTGTGACGCGGGTGGAATACCCCGACAGCACTGCGCCTGCCGAAGTGACCGCCATTCCTGTGGGCTACTTCCCCACCCTGGGCCAGGTGCTGCTGGTGGACATGGGGGTGGCATAGCCATGGCCGGCCCCAAAGTTTCCCAGCGCCACCGCAGTGTGCTGCCCCCCAATGCCAGCTTGCTGGAGCGGGCTGTTGATGGCAACTTTCCAGCCGACTGGGCAAGCCTGGCCGACCAGGCCGAGCCCGCCGCCGACCCTGATGCGCTGCAGCCCTGGGTAGCGGCGCATTGGCAGCTTAGCCAGTTTGACCGCTACTTTGCCGACCCGCGCGAGCTGCTGGCCAAGGGCCTGCCATGGCTGCGCGAGCGCGGCAGCGCCGCTGCCGTCAAGCGTGCCATGGGCTGGCTGGGTTACGCCGGCGTGCGGATCGAAGAAGACGGCGCGCGCCTGCACATCAGCCCCGGCCGCGAAGTCTCCATTGCCGATATGCAGCACATCGCCTACATGGTGCGGGCCAGCATCCCGCTGCATGTGAAGTTTTACCGCCTGTTCCACCGCTATGACCTGCGCCGCATCCGTCTGGACAACCGCCCGCGCCTGGACAGCGGCATGCTCGACAGCGACAGCGGTGTGCCCATTGATGTGGGCGGCGAAGTCATCCTGGGCAGCCAGGGCCAGTTTTTTAACGCGGTGGCCCAGCGCCCCAGCAACGCCAAGGTGCGCACGCTGGCCACCATCAGCTGGAGCTTGACCACGCGCCGCAGGGATGTGCTGCGCCTGGATTCTTGGCGCCTTGACCGGCGCTTGCGCAAGGCCCCGCGCCTGCTGGCCACCAATGTGGAAGCACCCAACACCCCAGCCTATGCCCGGCTGCCCGCTCAAGCGGTCTATGGCAGGGCCTACGCCACCACGGCCGCCGCCCGCAACGCGCAGCCAGCGCTGGCACGGGCGGACACCTATTGCGCCGTGGTGCCGCGCACTATCCGCGCCCGCACTTGGACGGGCTTCTGGGATGGGCGCGCCTGGCAAGAGTCTGAAATCGCAACCAAATACACCGAGGAAAACACACCATGACAGCTGCTGTCTTGCAAGATGCTGGCCGCATTGCCCTGGCCAAGGCCCTGGCCGCCATGCCCGCACACTTTGCATGGGGCCGGGGTGATGGCGCCTGGCCGGCGCCGCCCGCCGTGCCCAGCAACCGCACCACCTTGCTGGCCGAAGTGGGCCGGCGCCTGGCCACCATCGTGCGCTATGTGGTGCCCGCCACCGAGGCGGACTTTGACGTGGAGATGGACGCTAAGCAGTTCTACAAATTCAGCGCCGACCCCACGCCATACCTGTACCTGCGCGCCGAGTTTTCCACTGATGACGCCCTGAACGAAGAGATCCGCGAATGCGGCCTGTTCTTTGGCACCGTGGCCAAGGCTGGCGTGCCAGCGGGCCAGCGCTACCTGAAACCCGAGCAGGTGCAGGACGCGGGCTTTATCTACCACCTGACCTACCGCAGCAAAGCAACGCGCGAGGGCCAAAAGGCCTACGAAGAAGCGGTGTTGCCTCTGTAAATCCCGGGCCAAGCAATGACCATTTACAAAACCTTTGATCCGGCTGACGGCTTTGTGAGCGTCGATTTCCACGCAGACCGAATCCTGCAATCGCGTGAACAGAACGACAGCCAGGCTATCCAGCAGCACGCACTGCGCCGGATCGCAGACGGCATCTATAGCGATGGCGATATCCGCGAGGGTGCCCGCTGCGCCATGAGCGCGACCACCGGCATTGCCACCATGGAGGCCGGGAGCATCTACATAGCCGGTCGCATCCACGATGTGGCCGCTGCGCTGGTGGAAGTGCCGGTACTGGGCACCCAGTATGTGGGCATCTACCTGGAGACCACGGCGGTGACGGCGGTGGCAGACCCGCGTCTCTACAACCCAGCGGTGGAGGGTGAAGGGCAGAACGAGCCAGGCGCCGACCGCACGCGCATGGTGGCGCGCTGGGGGCTGGCTGGCAGCCAAGACCAGCCGGGCGACTTCTTCCCCGTGTGGACGATTGAAGACGGGGTGGTCAAGCCCCGCGAGGCGCTCAGCAGCAACAGCCCAATCATGGGCGCCATCAAGGACTACGACATCGCCAGCACGGGCGGCGGCAACTACGTGGTGGACGGTATGACCGTACTCATGCAGGACGATGACCAAGAGGGCAACCAGATCTATATCGTCAAATCTGGAGAAGCGCGGGTGGGCGGCATTGCTGTGTTTCGCCCAGCTGACAGAACCGTGATTTATGCCGCAGTGCCCAACACCATGCAGGTGCTGAGCGAGCCCCATGCGGCCAGCGGTGAAGCCTTGCAGACCATCGCCTTTGACCGTTTCCCGGTTTTGAAGCCCGCCACTGTCCGCGTGCAGCGCAAGAAAACCCAGCAGGTGAACCGGGGGCCGGTGCTGGGTGGCGCTGACCAGCTGAACGAAAACAGTGTGGTCAAGATCAACAGCATCAAGCTGGGCGGCACCACCTATTACGAGCCTGCCGACTTCAAGCTGACGGCGGGACAAGTGGACTGGAGCCCTAGCGGCGCTGAGCCCGCGACCGGCAACCTCTACACGGTGGAGTTTGAATTCATCAGCATCGAGCCGGTTCTGAACCAAACGCCAACCACGTTCCAGATCGCGAACCCGGTCAACGGCACGGTGCATTATGTGGACTATGAATTTGCCATGCGCCGCTATGACCGCCTGGTAATGGATGACCAGGGGGTATACAGCGTTATCAAGGGTGTGCCTGCCACCTGGCAGCCAGTGCCGCCCGATGTGCCTGACGGCCAGCTGCTGCTGGCCACCGTGTACCAAAGCTGGATGCAGGAAACACGCCGCCTGATTCTCGACAGCTGGCGTATGGTGCCCATGCAGACCATCGCCAACTATTCCAACCGCATGGACGATATCGAGCTGGACTTGGCCGAGCTGCGTTTGGCTACCGATGTGAACGGGCGCTACAGCGGCCTGAAAAAGGGCTACTTTGCTGACCCCATGCGCGACGACAGCATGCGCGACCAGGGGCTAGAGCAAACTGCGCAGATTCTCGACGGCGCGCTGCAGCTGTATGAGGACTTCGGCGCCCACCTGCTCGATGACGGCAAGACCTCGTATTCGATGGGTTTCGATATCGTTGCGGGCCTGCGCCAAGCAGCCTACAGCCGCAGCATGGCCATCAACCCCAGCATAGGCGTGGGCCAGCTGCCAGCGTCTGTCATTCTGGCGCCGCCCATTGACCGCTGGGAAGTGCCGGGCGTGCGCCAATATCCCAAGGGCGTGAAGTTCCACTACAACCCGATCTGGAACCCGGGCCAGACGGTGGCCAACAGCGTGCAGGCCGAGTTTGAAAAGACCTTTGATAAATCCCTGGTGGATACCAGCGATCTCTACCTGCGCGAGATCGATGTGGGCGTGACGCTCACCGGCTTTGATCCGCTGGAGCCGGTCAAGGCGGCCACCTTTGACGGTCAGCCTGTGGCATTCAAAAACGCCCAGGGCCAAACGCCATCGGCCAATGCGCAAGGGGTGGTTGAGGGCAGCTTCAAGGTGCCAAAAGGCATCACCGAGGGCACCAAGCGCGTGCGCATCGAAGGGGACAACGGAAGCTATGGCGAAGCCAGTTACACGGGGTCGGCCACCTTGAAACTGCAACTCTATTACCTGTACAGCGGTAACTTTATTACTGCCGGTGTAGGCATCCAAACGGTGAACTATGTCTTATAACGTCCTGACCCAAGCCATCAACCCACCTACCACCTGGCAGTCTGCTGGTGCCAACCTTTTCTTTGCACGAAAGGGCCAGGCCGTGCTTGTCAGCATCAGCCGGGCTGATGAAAAGGGCTTGCCCAAAAACGAGCTGGCCACCGTCCGGCTGGAGCCTGACCAGATCAACACCGTGGGCGCTACGGCTGTCTCCTGGCCTGCACCCGTGCTGATGCAGGCTGGCGTGCCCTATGCCCTGAGCATCAGCGCTGCCGACACCGATACCGCGCCCTATGTGGCGCAGGTGGGCGAGGTCAACCAGGCGGGCGGCTATGTTACGCAGCCGCCTGCAGAGATTGGCGCGCTCTCGCACACGAACGAATCGGGGGTGGTGACCAAATACTCCAACCGCTTCTTGCGCTTTGAGCTGCTGGCCGTGCAGTACCAGCAGACGGCACAGACCTTTGTGGTGGGGCAGCAGCCAGTAGTGAACGCCACCAATCTGACGGTGAATGCAGGCGCCATTCAGCCGGCGCCCGATGCCCGGGTGACCTACCAGCTCAAGCTGCTGGACGATCAAGGCGCCGTCAAAGCCACCCACGACGTGGATGTGGCGCAACCCATCCAGCTGGCTGCGCCACACACTGGCGCCGTGCAGGTAGAGGCCACCTTGCGCCGCGCCGCAAATGGCCTGGCCCCCGTGCTGGAGCAAGGCACCGTGCTGGTGGTGGGCAGCCTGCTGACCCAAGGAACTTACATCACGCCTGCGGTGCAGTTGGCAGGGGGCAACGCCATTACGGTGATTTTTGAGGCCAGCTTGCCAGCGGGTTCATCCGTGAAGGTGGCCTGCAGCACCGACAACGGCGCAACCTGGGTAGATGTGCCTTTTGAAAGCAGCAGCGCGCAGACGGCTGGCAATGTGGAGCTTACCCACAAAAAGACCGGGCTGGCAGGTGCTGCGCTGCGCCTGCGCCTGCAGCTGTTGGGCAACACCAATGCCCGGCCCAAGGTGCGCAACCTGCGCGCTGTGATTCTGTAAAGGGTTGGCGATGGCAATCCAAGACGACATTACAGACTACTTCGGGCTGGAGTTGCCTTATGCGGGCAACCCGCTGGAAGTGGATGTGGAGCGCCTGCGGGCGCTGGGCCGCGCCGTAGACAACGCGCTCAATGGCCTGCGCGAGATGATCGACACCAAGGCCGAGGCGCAGGAGGTAGACGGCGCGCTCGATGCGCTGCAGAAGGCCATCAACGACATGGGCGCCGCGCGCGTGCAGTCGGTCAATGGGAAAGCGGGCGTCGACATCACCCTGGCGCGTGCTGATTTGAAGCTGGGGCCGGCCAACGGGCCCAGCACCACAAGCATTGCCTATGACACCAGCGGGCGCGTTTCGGTGGTGACTGAAATGCTGGACGCCAAGCAAGCGGTGACGGTCATCAGCTACGACGCGGCCGGGAACGTCAAAACCGTGGTCACTACCTATGACGGGCGCAAGCGCACCGAGACCATGACCTACAACAACGGGCGGCTGGAAAGCACCGCCGCAACAGAGGAGGGAGTATGAGCACTTCTTTATTGGCCCAAGCCCTAGCAAAGCTGGGCGAGCTGGCCACCAGCCTGGGCACTGTGCTGACCAATATCGCGGGGGTGCAGGCCACTGCGAACACCATCCGCACGGACGTTACCAGCGCGCGCGATAGCGTCAACACCACGACGAACAACGCGCGCGATAACGTGAAAGCGCATGTGACAGCCGCCGTGGGAGCTATCTCCTCATCGGCTATCAAAAACGTCTATACCGTTTTCCCGACAGCGCGGACAGTCGCAGGAAATGGTGGCACGGGCGGAATTGCGTACGCAGATATTCCAATTGCGGCTGTCAACACCGCAAAGGCTCTTATCTTGGGCGTGAGGACGGTGTACGGATCCTCTAGCGTTTCTTTTCTGACCTACCGTTTTATTAGCAGCACTGTAGTGCGGGCTGAGGCAAGCTACGGGTCGGGCCTGGGCGGCGGGGTTGATATTGTTTGGGGATTTACCGTGGTGGAGTTCAACTAATGGGCACGTACTACGCATTTACAAATGAGAGCGGCATATGCATCGTTGAATGCGAATATCCGGCTGCGCTCGATCCGCTGCCTACCAATGCAATCTTGCTGAAACAGGGTGAGACGCGCATCGGCCAAAAGTGGACGGGCAGCAAGTGGGTGCCCGTGATGGCCCAGGCCGACCAGCGCCCGGCCATCGTGGTGGAGAACATCCCCGCCGATGCAGGCAGCAACGCGCACACCATCATTGCGGATAACTTCGCCGAGGTGCGCACCGTGGTGGGTGCTGTGCTGGCCATCACCGTGCGCATGGAGGTGGGTGGCCAGCTCTACCCGGTCAATGAGGCATTCGATATGCCCATCACCAGCGTGGACGGTCGCGTGTATCCCAAGCGGGTGCTGTTTGAAGCGGGCCGCGCCACGTTCACCATCACGATGACCGAGCCCCGGATCTGGAACGTCACGGCGGAAATGATCAACAGCAGCCTGCCCCCTGAAAAGCAGATGCGCTTTGCCGGCCTGCGCGTGGTGGCCGCCGAGATTTAGGCGCCGCTTCCCACCCCACCCACAACCCGCCCAGGCGGGTTTTTTTGTGCCTGGCGCAGCCACAGCGCCCGCTGCTGGAGTTTCGCGCGCGCGCGGCAGACACTGACGGCTACAGAGAAATCAAGCGCGCCCATGCACCGGCTTGCGCACCCATTCACCCTTTGGAGTATCCGAATATGGCAACAGGAAACCTGGCCAATTACCACCACGGCGTGCGCGTTGTCGAAGTCTCGGGCGGCACCGCTGAATTGCGCATTCCATCGACTGCGGTCATCGGCATGATGGTCACCGCCCCAGATGCAGACCCGGCTGTTTACCCGCTGGACAAGGCTGTGCTGTTCACCAGCATCAGTAAGGCCCAGGCAGCAGCTGGCAGCACCGGTACGTTGCCCCTGGCGCTGGCCACCATCGCCGATCAGGTGCGCCCCATCATCATCATCGTGCGCGTTGCCGAGGGCGTGGGCGAGACTGAGGAGGAAAGGATTGCCGACCAGACCAGCAAGGTGGTGGGCGACTACATCGGCGGCAAGCGCACCGGCATTCAGGCGCTGCTCGATGCGCAATCGCAGCTCAAGGTGAAACCGCGCATCCTGGGCGCGCCGGGCCTGGACACCAAGCCGGTGGCCGAGGCGCTGACCGCAGCCGCTGAAAAGCTGCGCGCTATGGCCTACGTGTATTGCGATGGGTGTAAGGATGTGAGCGAAGCGCTCGAATATGCGGACGGTTTCGGCAAGCGCGAAACCATGCTGATCTGGCCCAACGTGATGCGCTGGGACTCGACCGCCAAGGCCAGCGTGGTGGTGCCCGCTGTGGCGTTTGCGCTGGGCGCCCGCGCCAAGATCGACACCGAGCAGGGCTGGCACAAGACCATCTCCAATGTGCCGCTGAACGGCATCACGGGCCTGGAGCATGCTGTTTTCTTTGACCTGCAAAGCACGGCCACCGATACCGACCTGCTCAACGAAGGCAAGGTAACCACCTGGATTGCGCAGGATGGCTACCGGCTGTGGGGCAGCCGAACCTGCTCGATTGAAACCGAATTCACCTTTGAAAGCGCGGTGCGCACCGCGCATGTGATCGCCGACACCATGGCCGAGGGGCATTTCTGGGCGGTAGACAAGCCCATGCACCCTAGCCTGGCCAAAGACATCATCGAAGGCATCAATAGCCGCCTGCGCAGCCTCAGGAACCTGGGCTACATCCTGGGCGGTTCTGCGTGGCTCGATACCGAGGTGAACACCACTGAAACCTTGAAGGTGGGCAAGCTCACCATCGACTACGACTACACGCCTATCCCGCCGCTGGAGGATCTGGGATTTATCCAGCGCCTCACCGACAGGTATTGGGGCGACTTTGCCCAGCGCGTGGCCTCGGGCCTGTAAGCGCACCCACAACGCCACCACGCATAAGGACGCAACACCATGGCATTGCCCCGCAAACTCAAAAATTACGCTGTCTTCAAAGACGGTATCAGCTACCTGGGCCAGGTGCCCGAGCTCAATCTGCCCGTACTCACCCGCAAGATGGATGACTACCAGGCAGGCGGCATGGGCGGCCCTGTCAAGCAGGACTTTGGCATGGAAGCCATGTCGATGGAATACAAGCTGGGCGGCTGGGCCGATGGTAGCCACAGCGGCTTTGGCTCGGGCCGCCATGACGGCACCATGCTGCGCTTTGCTGGTGCGCTCGACAGCGAAGACACCGGCCAGGTGGATGTTGTCGAAGTCGTGGCGCGCGGCCGCATCAGCGAGATTGACAAGGGTTCTGCCAAGGTGGGCGAAGCCACCGAGCACACCTACAAGATGGAGCTGAGCTACTACAAGGAAGTGCTCAACGGCCAGACCATCGTCGAAATCGACTTTGCCAACATGATCGAGATCATTGACGGCGTGGACAACATGGCCGCCGTGCGCGCGGCTCTGACCGCATAAGCCCGCAACCCTACGCAGCTTTGCCAAGCTGCTGGGCGTCTCTTGACGGGGCCGCCCAGTTACAACAGCGGGCCGCGCATCAACCCGTGCGCCCGCTGTCTTTTTGATAACCCGGAGATAGAACATGAAAACAGCTGAGCAAAACCAATCTGTGCAAGCCAATGGATCGGCGATTGACGATTTGGATACCACTGCAGCCGCGACAACGCCGGACAGCGATGACTCTGTTGTCATCACATTGAAGAAGCCCATCTTGCGTGGCAAGACCCGCATAACCGAAGTCGTGGTGCGAAAGCCAAGCGTGCTGGCTTTGGCCGGAGTTGTGATGTCTGATTTGGCGCGCATGCAGACCGATGAGGTTATTCGGGTGTTGCCTCGTACTACCGTGCCGTCGTTGGTGCGCAATGAAGTTGTGCAGCTCGATCCCGCAGACTTTTTCGCCATGGCGGGGGTGTTATCCAATTTTTTCGTGAGCGATCAGCTGCCGGGGTTGGCGGAAGCGTAGAGGCTCTGATCGCTCAGGTGGCCTTTGCCTTTCATTGGCAGCTGCCAGATCTACGGGCAATGAGCTTTGACGAACTATGCATGTGGGCAGAAATGGCGCGGGAGGCTTGGAGCGCTGACTACCGAGCGCGACGCGATGTGCAACTGGTGACCTATAAGGACTGATAGGAAATGAATAGGCTGCGGCTAGAAGTTTTGATGCAGGCCGTGGACAAGGTGACCGGGCCGCTTAAGCGCATCGCAGGAGGCAGCTCTGCTGCATCCCGCCAGGTGCGGCAGCTGCAAGACAGTCTCAAAGGCCTGAAAAACCAAAAGCTGGCCGTCGATAACTTCAGCAAGGCCCGTGCAGAGCTGCACGGCATGGCAGCCAACATCGCTTTTGCTAAAACGCAGCTTAAGCAGTTGGAGGCTGCCGGCAAGGGAAGCACTGCCGAGGCCAGCAAGTTGCAGCGGGTGATTTCTAAGCAGAATCAGCTGCTCGATGCGCAGCGCAACAAGGTGCTGTCAATCCGCAGTACGCTGAACACATTGGGCGTGGGCCGTGCGAATGGCATGGGGCTGGCCGCAGATATTGAGCGGGCAAACGCTGCGTTGGACAAGCATCGCTCTAAGCTACAGGCGATGCATGCGGCCCAGACCAAGGCCGCGCAGTTTGCAGCCAAGGGGGCAGGGGCGGCAGCTGCCGGTTTTGGTATGTATTACGCAGGCGCTCGAGGCGCGCGCGCGGTTAACGGAACTATGGGCGAGGCCAAGCACACCGAGACAGAGGAGTTGCGGATTCGTGCGCTGGGCCTTCAAAGTGAGCAGGCCAGTGAGGCCATCGCGTTCGCCAAGGACTTTAAGCAGTACGGCACCAGCCAGCTTGACAACCTGCAGCTGATGCGAGACGCCATTACGGTGTTCAACGATACCCACCACAGCAAAGACGCACTGCCATTCCTTGCGCGCATGAAGTATGCGAATGAGGTCGCGTTTGGGGCGGAGGAGGGCTCAGAGAATGATCGCAAATTCATGGACATGATGAAAGTCATTGAAATGCGAGGCGGAGCGAATACGCGCGAAGACTTTGAGCGCAACGCTAACCTGGTGCAGCAGGTTCTGACGGCTACCGGTGGTCGGGTTGGTGGGAGCGAATGGCTGAATCTGATTAAGACTGGGGGTGTCGCCGCGAAGGGGATTACAGAGAAGGAATTCTTCTACAGACTGGAACCCTTGGTGCAGGAAATGGGCGGCGACCGGGTGGGCACAGGAATGATGAGTGCATACCAGAATATCTATCAGGGCCGCACAACCAAGCGGGCTGCCAATCAGTTGCAGAGCTTGGGGCTCATTGCTGACCCCAGCAAGGTGAAGCACGACAAGGTTGGGCAGATCGCCCAACTGGGTGTGGGCGCGCTCAAGGGCAGCGATATTTTTCAGCGCTCGCAGTTTGAGTGGATGGAAAAGGTCTTGATTCCGGCGTTTGAGAAAAAGGGCATCAAATCTGAGAAAGAGGTGCTTGATGCGATGGGGGGTATTTTCAGCAACCGAAATGCGGCTGCTGTCTTCTCCACCATGTTCCAGCAGCGTTCAATGATTAATAAGAGCTATACATTGAACGAGCAGGCCGACAACGTCGACACGCTCTATGGACGCGCCAAAGATACGCCGACTGGTAAAGAGGTAGAGCTGCTTAAGCGCCGCAACGACTTGTACCAGCGAATGGGCACAGCGTTGATGCCGGCCTACATCAAGCTGCTTGAGTTGGTGACCAAAGCTACAGAAGGGGTAACCAGCTTCGCCAAAGCGCATCCAACGCTGACCAAGTGGGTGCTTTACGCCGCTGCTGGGCTGGTGTTGTTTACTGCCGCTCTCGGAGCCTTGCTGATCCCCATCGGATTGCTCATGGCCAAGAGTGTCCTGCTGCGATTTGTGCTGACCCGCCTTGGACTTGGGTTTGTCAGCTGGGGTGGTGCTGCACGAGTTGCAGGCAGTGCGATCGGTTGGCTTTGGGGGCTGCTTGGCAAGGGAGCTGGGCTGTTCATGACAGCCGGAAGATGGCTGTTGAGCCTGGGTGGAACGCTGCTGCGTCTGGTGCCTGTAGTGCTGCGTTTTCTCGGGCCATGGGGCATGATCGCCGCCACCGTAGCCAGCGTTGCAGCCTACATCTGGTCGAACTGGGATACCTTGGGGCCAAAGTTTGCAGCCTGGTGGCAGACCTTTAAGGCGGGCTTTCTGGATGGGCTAAATTTTGTGTTGGGTCTTCCGCAGCGCTTTTTTGCTGCAGGTACTGCAGTGATGGACGGCATGGTCAACGGCATTACCAGCAGGATGGCTGCAGTGCGTGAGGCCATTGGAGGCGCCGCAGATAGCGCCATTGGCTGGTTCAAGGACAAGCTCGGCATCCACTCGCCAAGCAGAGTGTTCGCAGAGCTGGGTGGCTATGTCAGTGAGGGCACGGCGCAGGGGATAACCGGTGGCACGGGATTAGTGCGAAATGCTGCGCTAGGAATGGCTGCAGCTACCTTGGTGCCAATGGGCTCGATGGCGACGGCTGCGCAGCCTGTGGCCATGGGTAGTGGGGCAAGCACCTACATCATCAACATCACCGTGCAAGGCAACGCCAAGGGCGACGAGATCGGCGCCGCTGTGCGGGCCGAGATTGAGCGACTGGAACGGCAAAAGGCTGCCCGCCGTGGCAGCAGCCTGACCGACCTTGACTAGGAGTAACGCAGCATGATGGCAGCCCTGGGCCAATTTGTATTTGGCCTCTCGACCCTGGCCTATAACGATCTGCAGCGCAGCCAGGAATGGCGCCACCCCAGCAGCAGCCGGGTGGGCGACCGGCCCGCGCGCCAGTACGTGGGGCCAGGCGATGACAAGATCACCTTGACCGGCCTGCAGGTGCCCGAGTTCATGGGCGACCGCAAGGCCCTTGACCGCCTGGCTGATATGGCTGATGCGGGCAAGGCTTACAACCTGTGCACTGGCACCGGCGAGGCGCTGGGCGCATGGGTGATCGAGAGCCTGAACACGACGCGCAGCGTTTTCATCCGCGAAGGTGCCGCGCGCAAGGTGGAGTTCACCCTATCGCTGGCCCGCGTGGATGCACAGCAGGTTGACCCGTCTGGCGGTTTGGATACCGGGCCAGACAGCGGGGCAGGGGATGACGATTGGTATGGCGGCGACCCCTGGGACTGGTGGCTCAGTGGCGATGATGACGACATGTGGTGATAGCAATGGCAGAGACAACCCAACCCGAAGCGCTGGACGCCGGCAGCGACTACCGCCAGCCCACGTACCTGCTGACCATCAACGGAAAGGACATAACGCCCAAGATCAACGGGCGCTTGATCCGCATTGCGCTGACAGAGAGCCGGGGCGAGGAAGCCGACCAGCTCGATGTGGAGCTGAGTGACCACGATGGAAAGCTGGCCATCCCGCCAAAGGGCGCCGTCGTGGCGCTGCGCTGGGGTTGGGTGGGCCACGGCCTGGTGGACAAGGGGGAATTCACCGTAGACGAAATCAGCCACAACGGCACGCCCGATGTGCTGAACATCCGAGCGCGCAGTGCCAACCTGGGCAAGGGCCTGCGCAGCCGCACCAGCAGCAGCTGGCACGACACCACCCTGGGCCAGATCGTGCAAGACATTGCCAAGGCCAACGGGATGGAGGCCAAGGTGGGCGCAAGCCTGGCCAGCAAGCGCGTGCAGCACATCGACCAGACCAACGAAAGCCCGGTGCATTTTCTGACCCGCATTGGCCGCCAGCACGACGCCGTGGCCACGGTCAAAAAGGGCGTGCTGCTGTTCCTGCCGATCAACGGCGCAGCGACCGCCAGCGGCAAGGCCATGCCCGCCGTTGTGCTGACCCGCCGCGCCGGCGACCAGCACAGCTACAACAGCTCGGAGCGCGACAGCTACAGCGGCGTGCGGGCCTACTGGGGGGACACCAACAAAAGCCAGCGCCGGGCCTCTATCGCGGGCACTGAAACCAACTTGAAAACGCTCAAAGACACCTACGCCACCGAGGCCGACGCCCTGGCCGCTGCGCAGGCAGAGATGGGCCGCATTGTGCGCGGCAAAGCCACGCTGCAGATTAGCCTGGCCATCGGCCAGCCGGCGCTGGCGGTGCAGACGCCCGTCAAGGTCAGCGGCTTTAAACCCGAGATCGATGGCGAAGATTGGCTGATCAAAACGGTGACCAGCGAACTGAGCGGCGATGGCGGCTTTACCACCAAGCTGGAGATGGAGCGGAACGGTGAGGGGGATGCACCAACGCGCACCAATGACGCTGATGATATTTCTGCCGATGATGAGTAGCGAGACAAGAAAAAAGCCACTTTAGAGTGGCTTTTTGCGGTAGGTTATGGCGTGGGGCCTAGAATTTTAGGCAGCCAAGTGGCGAGCACGGGGATAAGCTGGCTGAACACGACAGCACCAACCACCCATTTAATGATGGTGGATGTGGACGTGGCTACGGCAGTCTTGACGGCCTCAACGTCAGCCTTGGTGGCAAAGTGGCGGGCAAACTCTTCTTGTTTTTGCAAGATAAGTGCCGAGCTTTTCTCTAACGCAACAAGGCGTTCGCCGGTCTTCTCAGCGAGGGATTCAAGTTTTGCGACACGTTGTTCCATATCTCCATTATCTGGGGGCTCGGTGCCCGAAGGCAAGGAGTTGCGGATCTTCTGGAAGTCAGCGGAGAACACGTTATTTGTCATTGTTCGTGAGTCCCTTCACTGAATTGATGAGCAAATCTGAGAAGTCGTTAGGCTTGCCGTCTTGATAGATTTTGCGACTGAGGTCAATGTTGTGATGAAAGTCTTCCGACGTTATGAGGCCTTTATCGAGCAGCGTTTTAGCCAGTGCAACGTTGATGGACAGGCTTGTTGTCGTTAGGCCTTCCACTAGGTCGGCCAGCTTGCCTAGTGCGCCTCCTAGCGCGTCGACGGGATTAGATTCATTGCTCATACATGTCCGTTGATGGTGAAAATGTCTATAGCTCAGCCACAGTAGGCCAGTAGTCCAAAAATGGTGCGATGGTGCCAATATCCGTGCATGCAGCATCTTCAACGCACCGTCTTCAAGCCTCGCGCCATAGGCTCAAGTTTTGATCTGATGGCAGCTCTACTCAACATCAAGAGAAGCAGCACCACAGCTCCCGGTATGGCTTGTAAGCCTCTTTCTTCTTGCTTCACCCATTGCTATCCCTTAAAAGCGCCGACCGTTCCACCCATACACCACCATGCCGCAGATCCGCACTTCGTGGCCGCCGTTCAGAATGTCGGTCTGCTTGATTGCCGGGTTGTCGCTGCTGATCTCGTACCTGCCATCCATGCGCTGCCGCACGCGTTTTATGAACAGGCGCTGGTGCGCTTCCAACACATACACCCCGTCGATATCGACTGAGTGAATATCGGTATCCACCAGGGAAAAGTCGCCGCTTTCCAGCGTGCCGCGCATGCTGTCGCCGTAGGCGTGCACCAGGCGCAAGGCCTCGGGCCGGCTGCGGGGTAGGTTCATCTGTACCCAGACAAGGGACACAGGCACATCGCCCATCACCACATCTGCGGCGAGCGCTTCGGTACCTGGCCCCATGCTGCCGGTTGCACTAAGCAGTGGGATGTAGAGCGTGTCCTCGGAATGAGCTGGCTTAGGGGCGGGCCCTGTGAGCCCCGCGCGTCGCGGTTCAAGCACATCCATCACCGGTACGGAGAGGTTTTGCGACCTCTTGCCGGTGATGATGTACGGAATATCGAAGCCGAGCGGTGCAGTGGTCGCATAGAACTCTGATTTTGGAGAGGACTTGCCCGACTCCCAGCCGTAGACAGTGCTTGCCGGCCATCCCCCGTGATTCTCGAAATCCGTTGCTTTTAAGCCAAGGCGTAGCCTTTCCTCTTTGAGGCGCCTCCCCGTTTCGAGAGTTAAGCTATCCAAATCGAGATTTTTACTATCTCTTTTCGTAGTCATCTATTGGCTTCTCTGAAAAACCGTAGTAATATCCAGCCGTAACACCGAATTACGTCCCTTCTGGGGATGGTACACGACACCGCCGTAGGCGGGGAGGCTTGGCAAATGAACGCAAACGCATCAACTCGCGACAGCGACCTAAAGCAGCTTCGTGCTGAACGCGGCGAAGTCCGCAAGAAAATTTCATCCCTGGTCCAACGTGCCGCTACCGACGCTGGCTTCACGGGGGCTGACTTGCGCGGGGAGGCTAAGAACAGCGTCAAAGCCATCTACCTTGCCGTTTGGAACTACCTCATCAAGCAGCCCAAGGGCGAGCAAGTCCTCACGAATACCAAAGTAGATGCCCAAAGAATCCATGTCGATGGTGCGGCAGATGACGCCGCTGCCATTGCGCAGCGCAATACGGTAGCTGCTTCCAGCGTCCCACGGACTGGCATGCTTTTTTGTGATGGCCAGTACTTTCTTGTCGATGGCGAGCGCCTCTACCCCTTTGATGCGCTGTGTGTGCATGGTGTTGTTTCCCCTTTGGATGACGATTGGTTTACCGCACTGCAGTACGGCATGGCGGTTGCGTGCGAGAAGGCGCGGACGAATGCAGCGGTGCAGGCTTCTGCAATCCCTTGGCCCAATGCGGCGCAGTAACTCCGAGTAACCACAAATCGTACACGACACCGCCGTAGGCGGGGAGGCTTGGCAAATGGCATACAAGAACCCGGATCACGCGCGCACGGCGAAGAAGACCGTTCGCTTCCGCCCAGAGGACTGGGCAATGCTGGAAGTGATGGCTATGCGCCTGAAAACTGAGCCAGCCACGCTGGTCTACGAAATGACCATGCGCCGGGTCGATCCAGAGCTTGAGGCTCTGGGACTGGGTGATGTGGCCCACCAAATGCGTGCCGGCGCCGCCTGCTAATTGGCAGCGCATGCACAACACAAGCGGCAATGACCCATGCAGCTTTCCATCGAGCAGATCGGCTACAGCAAAGACCAGCTGGCAAAGCTGGAGCTGTACCGCCAGGCGATGCAGCTGCCAAGCATTGAAGCGGCTATAGAGCAGCTCAACCGCAGGCAGTTAGACGCCATGGTGGCGGCGATGACAGGTAGACGGCCTGGCCCGCAGCTGGCAATCAACAA